ATGCGCTTGCGGATGGCCGCGAGCATGGAGAAGCTCGCCGAGTTGGCGTCGCCACTCTCGACGGCGGCGATGGCCTGCTTCTGGAGCGCCTCAAGTTCGTCTGAGGTAAGCGGCTGGAGGTCAATCCAGTCGCCTTCCCCAAGGTCAACCCGACGAACGCGGTTGAGGATGCCCATTAGGCGACGCCGATGGCGTCGGTGAACTGGACGGTCGCGGTACAGGTGTGGTAGTCGCCGACGTTCATGCCGATCTTGAAGTCGGAGATCCACAGCTCGCCCGTGTAGACGCGGGTACCGCCGAGGGTCAGGCTGAAGCTACGCGTCACGGCGTGCGTGACCTTGGTGATATCAAAGACGGCGTTGGGGGCCGGTTCGGCCGCGTCATCGTAGAAGAACTCGATATCGATGGGCGCGTACTTGGTGATGACGCCGAGCAGGTAGGCGGCGGCGGATGCACCGAACGGGGTGGACTCGACGGTGCCCTTGTTCAGGGTGAGGTCGCCGATCTTGGTGATGTACGCGGTGAGGCCCGAGGTGAGTGCGCCTGAGTCGGCCTTGTCGACCTCGAGCAGGACGTCCGGGCTGGAGCGCTTGGCCACGATGTTCTCCTGTGTGTAGCGATGTGGCTAAGCGCGGTAGAATGGACGCGCCTAGCCCTTCTCTTTGGTCCGGGCAACGGGGCGGCAGACTCTTGGCAGGGGAAGCCGCCCCGTCTTGGTGCTAGTGCGGTGCGTGGACCTTGAATGCGACCGTCGCGGTGCAGGTCGGCGTGCCGGCCAGTCCCGTGAACGCCTGCTTGTACGCGAGGTAGCGATTGACGGTCAGGTCGGTGGCGGCCTTGTACTCAGCGCCGACCGCAGTCAGGGCGGTGAACACGGTGTGGTCGGCCCAAGCGGCGTGGTCGGCCGAGTCCTCCATCGTGATAATCACGTTCGTGGAGCCAGTAAGCGCTAGCGCCGTGCAGGACATGTAGGCGTTCCCGCCCGTGGTGCCTCCGCCGGTTGCGCCGAGGTCGATATAGCTGGCCTCCGTTGTGGTGTCACCCGTGCGCGACGTGAGGGACGCGACGATGGTGGCGTTGTCGATAACGCCAGAGACGCCGAGTTCCATGGCGGCCTTGTGGTAGTCGCCGACCGCCTGCGAGTTCTTCCAGCCGGCGTATAGGACGCCGCCCGCACAGATGGCAGTGAGGCCAGCCGTGTTCCCCTTGTGCGCGAACATGATGACGTGCTCGCCGGCGGATAGTGCGACCATCTCAGAGGCGGCCGTGTAGTAGGCGTCGTCATAGAAGCTATCGTGGCCGGTGATTTCGTACTTCTTGACGCCGGGCTGACCAAAGGTGGCGGCCGTGACTCCGAACGGCGTGGTTTCCACGACGGGGTTCGAAGCTCCGACCTCGAGCTTCGTACTGATGGACGTGAGATTCCAAGGACCGGCCAGGAGGTAGCCGATGTCACTGGACTTGTACATCGTCATGAGGCATCACTTGCCTTCTGCATCTTCGCCTTCACGGCGTCCGTGACGACAAGGCCCTTTGCCGCCTTCTTGACGCGCACCTTGCCCTGGTCAAGGAGCCACGGGCTCTGCTTCACGGCGTACTCGTCGACGGCATCGCCGGCTGCAACGTCCTTCATCGGGGCGTCAGGTTCGCCGTACTTGTCGGGGTCTGCCGAGTACCGGACCCCGGTGACCGCCTCGTATCGCTCACTCATCGGCGTCCTTTCTGTCTTCAATCGGGACGAGTTGATAGCGCGTCAGGGTTTCGACAAGTTCGTCCGAATCTGACTTGTGCACGATGGATGTGATGGTCACGGTGGGGAACGCGGTGGCCGGGCAGTGGATATCCACGCACTGCACATGCGCGAGGTCCATGTCGGCCATCTCGGCGACCTTGATTCCGATTGCCTGATGCGGAAGCCCAGCGGCAAACGCGGCGTAGTCCTTGTTCATGAGTCCCTCCATCTGTAGCCACACTCTTGATTGAGGCAGACTCGGTAGCCGCCCATGAGCGCTTTCGAGTCCTTGTGCGTACAGGCTTGACTACCGGTCGGCAGGTGCAATGACGCTGCCGGTGTTGCTCCGTTATCGAGGAGCACGATGGCCTCGCGGATGTGGTCCGCGATAACGAGCAGATGCGCCCGCAGCTCGTCACTCGCCGACATGGCCGATGAAGGAGTCGAGGTTGCGGCGGTAGTAGTTCGTGTCGGGGTCGCGCATCGTGTACTCGCTCTCTAGGGTGACCGGATTCGTGAGCGCCAGGAGAGCCGTCCTCAGCGCCGCACAGACAGCGAGCGCGTCGTCTGGAGTGAGCGCCCAGCAGGAGAACTGAAACCGCGGCCTTGAGATGACGACGGTCTGAGCGCTCCCGAACGCTTGATTGCGTGGGGTTGAGATGCGCTGGTAGACAACGGCGGGAAGCGTAGTGCCCTGCGGCAGCACGTCCGGCTTGATTCGCGTGCCGACGAGAGCTGCAAGAGAGGCGTTACCAGAGAGGGCGGTGTACAGGCTCGACTCGATGCTCAACCGAGCACCCCCTGCACTGTTGTTACGACGGAGCGCCCGATAAGCTGCTCGATTTGCGCGGCGTTGTCATCCAGTGCGGGGCGCATGAACGGCTGAGCGGCCATGCGCGATGTGCCAACCTCAACATAGATGGAGTAGTCGGCGTGGCTCGTAACGTCCGCCTCGCTTGCCGATGGACGTGACGGCGCGATGGCCGCGCGCATGTTCCCGGTATCGACAGCGGCCTTCTGCTTCGCGCTCCGCGTGACAAGCAGCGCCGCCTTGTCGAGCGCATCCGGTACGGCTTTGGTCGGAACAGCAGTCGCGGCCAGCAGGAACTTGCGGGCAATGATGTCAGCGCCCTCGACCTTGAACGTAATCACGTGGTCACCTTGCGCAGGTACGCGACCATGCCGCTGGCACCGACAGCGGGCTCGCCCATGACGTCATAGACGATGGGTGCCGCTAGTGTCTCGCCGTGCCGCTTGGTGATCTTGACCTTTGACGTCACCGCAAGAGTCGTGTCGTGCGCTAGCCTTACCTTGGCATCCGCCTTGACGATGGTCATCTCGCCGTTGCGATACTCCGCCCGCTCGCCGCCAGCTAGCATTTGCAGTCCGCAAGCCTGCTCGGTCGCGTAGGCTACAGACTCAACGTCCGCGCCGATTGCGGAGACGGTCGTACTGACTGTGCCGATCTGGCAGGCATCGTCCATGAACGATTCTTGGCAGTCACGTAGGGCCGTGAGTTCGGCTGTGGTGTAGAGGGTCACTCGTCCTCATCCAGCGGCACCACGTTGGCGATGTAGGTGTCGTCCAACGTGACCTCGCCGCTATCCCAGTAGGTGGACTGGTAGTCGCGCTCGAAATGCCGCGGCTTCTGCACGCTGAAGGAGCTAGGCATGCGCCGACTGCCGTAGTAGCGCGCCTGTGCCTTCGCGTTTTCGTAGAGCTGCGAGCGCTTGAAGTCGCCGCCGTCGGCCTTGAAGTCGTACATGGCAGCGAGGGCTGATGCCTTGCGTCCCCAGAGGTTCGCGGCGGCGGCGTTGAGATCGTAGGTAGCGGTCCAGTCCGTTTCGTCGGGCTCGTTGCCGCTGGAGTCAATGAGCGGGTACTTCTCAATGACCGTCGAGAGGTCATCATCGGAGTACGTGTCATCGGTGGGCTCGGCGATGTAGTCGCGCAGCTCGGCGATGTGGGCGGCGGAGGCGGCCATTAGCAGTACGCATCCACCGAAAACGTGTGCGAGCTGTTGCCGTCGCCGGAGTCAGCGATTGCCCAGCGGGCGCGCATGTACTTGCCCCAGACGGAGGGACGGACCGCGCCGGCCGCGGCGTCTGATGTCACGGCCACGGTGGACGTGCCGGGGTTCGCTTGGCTGAGCACGGCAATCTCGGTCTTGGCCGCTCCGTTACCCGCTTGCTGCGCGAAGTGGGCGACGGGTATCCACGCGGTGCCGTCGGGTGATACATCGACATGCACATCCAACGTGTCGCCGGCGTCGGTGTCTGAGTTGGTGACGCTAAGGACGAGCAGGCAGTTGCGTGGGTAGCCGCCGACCAGCACGCCTGTCCCGCTCGCTCCCGTTGTGCGCGCCGCCGAGGCGGCAAGTGTGTACTTCGCCATAGGGGCGTCCTTCAGAGTCAGGGGGGGTGAGGGGCGAGCCGCTAGAGTGCGACCCGCCCCCGGGAGCGGTTAGACGCGGACGTACTCGATGAAGACGCGGCCAGCGAGGCCAGACGAGTCGGCCGAGCAGTACGCTGCAATGACCTCATCGGCAGCGATGACCGGCAGTGCGTCGGCAGCGTCGCCGTTCGCGAAGCCGGTCACAGCCGTCCCGACGGCAGCGGCCATAGCGGCAGCCGCGAACAGGTCGGTAGCGTCATGCGCGGCCGTCGCGCTCGCGCCCGTGCCGACAGTGAGGTCGCAGGCGCCGGTGGAGTTCGCCGAGACGTACGCGAAGCAACTGGTGACGACGATGGTGCCGTCTTCAGGATTGACAATGTGGCCGACAGTGCCGGTGTCACCAGCGGCGTGGGAGGTCTGACCCGTGATGGGGAAGGAGAGGCCGCCCTTGGTGTGGGTATGGTCAACGAGTGCCATGTGAGTCCTTTCGAAGTAGCAGCGGGGCCGGGAGTCATGTCCCGGCCCCGCTCAGCAATCAGGTCGCGTAGGCGTTAGCGAACTCGGTGTATACGGCCGGGTCTGCATCGGTCGCATAGATGCAGCCGACGTTGCTGAGCTGCTGTGCGCCGTCAACCGTGATACCGCTGGTGAGCATGGTGACGTTCAGAAGCGTCACCTCTCCTGCCACGGCACCGGCACCGGTGAGCCCGCCCATGAGGCGTGAATCGGACACACGCAGACGCGAGCCGGCATCGTTGATGGTGAAGTGCAGCAGGCCCTCGAGGTCGAGGTGCTTCGCGTAGATGCGGATGGCCTGACCGGCGACCGTGCCGGCCACGTCGATGGAGTCGCCGCTCGTGTCCATGCTGGCCGTGAAGCCGTCGAGGTACACGTTCAGCTTCTTCGTCATGGCCGCGTTGGCGATCTTGAGTCCGATCTGCGTGTCGGCGGCGATGGCGATGTTCGTGATGGTGGCTTCGAACGTAGACGCCGTGTAGGTAGGCGACAGGTTGAGCACCTGAGCCGCAGCGTCCGCGTTGGAGATGACCACATTGCCGATACCAACGAGCGAGAGCCCGGTGACGTTCGGCCAGGTCAGGGTCGCAGCCTCGGCATACTCGCCGGGCAGGACGATGATGGTGTGCCGGGTAGCGGTCCATACCGTAAACGCCTTGGTAATGGTCGCGTACGGGAACGCCAGCGAACCAACACCCGTAGTGTCGCTCCCAGACGCCGAGACGACGATGTGGTCAGCAGGCGCTGTCTTGAGTGCATTCAGCTGAGCCGCTGTTGCCGTAACAGACGTGCCGCCGATCTTCAGGTCCGTGATGTCAAGCGCGGCGACCTTGTTCGTGACAGCCGCCGTAGTGACGACCTTGCCCGCGGCAGTGGTGCCGGGGGTAACAGCGTCGAGCATCGTCAGCTCAGCCTCGGAGAGCGAGACGGTGCTGCTGATGTCAACCTTCTTCGGATACCAACTCATGGGCGTGCTCCTTCTGGCACCAGCTCGGAGTGATTCCGCAGCAGTGAAGCCACGGATTGCTTAGTGATGCCGAATCGCTTTCCGAGGCGGTGGATGCCCCACGACTGCGCGCGCAAGGCGAACAGCTCTTCGTACTGCGCTGGCGTCAGCTTCGAGTTGACGTTGCGCGTGAGGTACATCCGTGACTCAGGGTGCGTGGACATGCCGTTCGCCGCACCCTTTGCTGTGCGGTTGCGGCGAACGGCATCCTGTCGATTCTGCTTCTGCGTTCCTGCGTACAAGTGAGCCGGATTGACACACGAGGGGTTGTCGCAGTGATGGTTCACCTGCAGACCATCGGGAATCGGTCCGATGAACAGCTCATATGACACCCGATGCGCGCGGGCTCCGCCACGATTGCGGAAGCGGAAGCAGCCGTAGCCTTTCGGGGTACGCGCAGCCGTCCACACCCAACAGCCGTTAGGCCCGTTTTGGTCCACTTTGTCGAGGAACCGCCGCATCACTACTAGACCGTTAACACCCCAAACGGGCTCCGAGACGCCTTGGTCGGCTGGAGCTTGTTGATGGGATTCGGAAGCGCGAAGCCAATGCGCATGATGGCGCGGATGGCCACGCAGTCTTCCTGGCCGAGGTTCACGATGATGTTTCCGGCGGCGTCGTTCACAACGCCCTCGGTCATGACCTTGAACTCAAGCTCCTTGCGCATGGCCCAGACGGCATTGCTGAAGTCGCCGCAGATGAGCCAGTCAGCCGCAGCCGGGAAGCCGCCGTGCTTGGGGAACTCACAAGGCGCGCCGTCAAGCTCATAAGCCATGCCCTGGCCGGGGACCTTGTTGAAGATGGGGTTGCCGTTGCTGTCACGCAGGCCGCGCATCTTGGACTTCATGCCCATGGCGGCGCAGGCGGCGCTGACCTCGTACCCGTCAGCCTCAACCCTGCCGAAGACGCCAGTGACGCCAGCGGAGGTCTCACCGAGCAGGTCGTCGTACATGTCCGCGCCGGTACCGATAGC